GGCATTATAATTCCTCTATAAACTTTTTAACTTCATTTGCATATAGCGTGTGTAAATGCTTATCTGCGTGGTACCATTCTGAGAAGTGTGAAGCGTTTTCTTCTGTGTCGTACCTTTCTATAAAACTATCTTCACTCTCAAAGAACACATCATGCGGGAACGTATGCATTAAATGTTTTAATCTTAAATGATCAAACGTCTCTGCTTTTATTGACGCACAATTATTTACCTGTATGTGATCAACTTCGTAAGATTTTAAGAACGAATCTAGCATAGTCATATAAGTTATTTTTTTAAACAGTCCAAAGTTATAGTCTGTGTGATATAACTGCAATGCTTTGAACCATGTAGTGAAGTCGCCAGTGTTTTTGTATTGTTCTGCATCAGATCCGTTTGCCCAATGTATATGTTGATCTTCCCATGTAAACTCTACTCGTTCGTTAGTAGTCCAGCCTACACATACAAGTAACTCCTTTGGATCTCTTCCTTGATATACCCACTGACTAACATAGTCAATAGTGGATCGCATGATGTATTCATTACTGCCACCCGGTGCTGAATGATTTGTGTAGTTAAGTTCAAACGCTCTAGCAAGTTGTCCGGGCCATGCATGGACAATATTTTGTTTAGTAGCCGCAGTTGTTCCTGGGCCACATATCTCACTACCTGCCATATGGCTACAACCGATTGCGTATAAGTGTGTTTTGTCTTTTAAATCCATTTACCAATCCAGTAATTTGTATAAGTCTGGCAGACTGTCTGCTAAACTTTGGTTACGTTTATCATCTAATAACAATGTGTAACGTTTGAATATTTCCATTTGCGTTTCAGCATCATCGTTAACTTGGTCATCGCCCAATGCATTAATAATTCCTAGCACTGTTTGTTTATTCCTTTCATCGTTAGCAAAGTATGTACTAGTATCAAGCCAGTGATGTAATCTACTCTTTGCTTCGTCTCTAATGTTCTTAGGCAAGTTACGAATGTCTAAGCATTTAGGATAGTTGTTCATTAAGAAACTAATGTCTATTCGTCTACCACTTAGTTCAGTGATCTCTTCAGCATAGTCTAGTAAGTCTGTTATATTTAATATGTTATATATTTGTACAACAGGACTAAACAACAAGTTACCTACAACTTTAGAATCAGCATACTCTTTAATATGCTTATCTACTATAGACCATTTGCTTCCACTTCTAATATATTCATTGGTGGTACTGTAGCCATCAACACTTAAACACATCAACACATCTCTAAACTTGACTACTAAGTCTAGGAACCTGGGTTGTATGTTAGTCATGTTAGAGTTGAACACTAAGTCAATGTCCTTAGCAATACCCATCTCTACACATTTTTCTAGTATCCAATATACACGTTGTATAATAGTTGGCTCACCACCCGTAAAGTATAATCTATTTACATTAGGTAACCACTCCTCTACTGTTGCTAAGAAGTCTGGCTCATCGAACCAAGGGATAGTGTAATCGTCGAACTGCTCCCAATGAGTGTTCTCTATTACGAATGCACGTTCTTCTTCTGTGTATATAGTATCGTCTTTTAATTCTTTATATATAGCACTACTGTTTTGGCTCTGACACATTCTACATTTTAAGTTACATAGTGTGCCAAGTCTAAAGTCTAAGTATTGCGGTGACTCCTCTACGAAGTAATCGTTGTTAATACTCTTGTCTATTATCTTTTTAATCTCTGGAGCATTTCTATGGAAGCCCATCCAGTCTTTGATATAGTTTTCTCTGTAACTAGGTATGCCCAAGTCTTCTAATTGGTAGCAAGGCTCACACCCTTCTACTTGGTCGCCTTCTATCATTTGCTTTCTTATCTTACGATAGTGTTTCCCATTCCAAACATCTTCAATCTTATCACCACGGTCTAACATAATAGGATGCTTGTCGTCATTGTCTCGTTTCACTTGCCCACTAGCAACACAGCAAAAGTTAACTGTGCTTGTTGGCTGTGTCATTACATGTATCCAAGGATACGGACAAAATGTTTTACTATAGTCCGTCATGTTTATTGCCTGCTTTAATTTGTTGCATGTCTGACATAAACTGCATTGTGTCACTCTGCTCAAAAAATGGTTTAAGGTGTTCCCATAACTCTGGGAATGTTTCTGCTATACTCTCATCTCTGTACTTGTCACTGAATGCTGTCTGTCTTACAAACTCGTCCATGTGTCCTAAGTAGTGCTCTTGGTTCATATACGATAACGTTGTTTGTATTCTAGGATCATTATGTCCAGCAAACTTCTCTGTTATTGCTCTCTTAACAGACTTAGGTAATGCTTTAGGACTTACATGCTTAGGCTCGTATACCATATTAAAATGTATGTTACAGTCTATGTCGTTCTCTAGTTGCCATGTGAGTATCTCATCCATGTACATAACATTAAACAACCCTACTGTATAAAAAATATTTAACTCTAAGAAGTCGTGTTGATTAAACTTGTGGAAGTTATCTACAACTTCATCAAACTGTTGTGGGTGACGTATGTATTCAAACTGTTTGCCTACACCATCAATACTAAAAAATATTTGTACTCGTTTAAACTCTTTCCAAAGTTCAATAGCATGTGCCGGATATATAGATCCGTTAGTGTTATAACTAATACTTATATCCTTAGCTCTGCCTTTATCAACTAACGATTGTAATATTTCAAAATGTCTTTTAATAAGGAAAGGTTCTCCACCAAAGAACTCCAAGCTCTCCACTTCCTCAATCTGAGATTCTAAGTCGTCCCAGAACGCTTCGTTCATCTCGGGCCACCGTCCTTGCTTCGCCATCATCTGTGCAAACAAGTTAGTCGAGTTGTCTCGTTCTATTTCTTCTGGTACCCATTGGCTACTTGCAAAACTTGTACATATTCTACACTTGGTGTTACATATATTGCCTAGTTTCAAATCCATGCTCTTTGGTTTTAGATGATCCAAGTCTTCTATGTGATGTGAAAACTTTATAAGTTCTCTTAAACGTTTACTTTCTATTCCAGCATCTTCTTCGTTCCAGCAATTGAAACATGCTTTAGGTTTCTCTCCTGCTAGGAAGTCTGTCTTTAAGTCTGCTAGCCATTCGCTATCCCATGCTTGTTTTAATGTGCCACCGTCTGCTAAGTCGATACCAGGAACAGTTTCCTGCATAACACAACAAACAGCAACCGAGCCATCTGTTCGTGCTTCCTGATTAACCCATGGGAGTATACAAAAATGTTCTGGTGTAGCAGTTGACATTACTTAATCCTTGTTCCCATAGATGATATCTACTAACGAGTCTTCGTCATTGTCATCCGGTGTAAAATTATCGTCGGGTGCAATCTCGGCATCAGCATTTGCAAATCGTCTGCGTTGTATGGCGTCCCAATTAATATCTAGCGCCTGTTTTTCTTTATCAGTCATCTTCTCTCCATTGTGGATTTCTTTCAGCATCTCTTTCTACTCTACTCTTTGATAAGTCTACAGCATCATACTGTTCTCTATAAAGTTCAAACTCTGGATGCACATCAAAGAAATCTTCTTTTCTAAACCTGTCCATTTCTTTTACACTTTCTAAAAACTCTACAGTTAAGTGTGTATCGTCTCCATCTAGGAAACTTCTAAATGCTTTAAATGTATTTGTTGTTCTGCCTAACTTGTCCCAATCTTTTATTTCTTCTAGTAATACATCAATTTTGTGCTGTGCTTCTTCTCTTAAATGTTTAGGCATCACAGTTGCTCTTTGGAATGCTTGTCCTAGTAAAATGTTTACAGCGAAACCTTCTATAGTAATAAAGTTTGTGTCAACTAGTTCTCTAAAAAAGTCTGTAATGTTTAATGCATTAAAAATACTTACAGTACAACTAACGTGGAAGTCTCGTATCTCAGGTGCTTCGTCATGTAGTCGCTGTCTGTTTGCAACTAAGTCTTTCCATATAGTTCCTTTACGCAGATACTCTCCACGTTTACCACTAGCATCTATACTAGCACCGATGCCAACAGACTCAAACTTCTTCCAAAGCTCAATAACATCTTGTCCCTTGTATGTGAGCTTACTAAAGTTTGTGTTATAGTAAATTCTCATAGGGGTATTTTCTTTTGTTCTTCCCATGTCAACTAACTTATTCATTATGTACCAATGCTCATCCATTATCAACGGCTCGCCACCTGCCCAGTATATTTTCTCTACTGTGTCTAGGTACGGATCGAATGTTTCTAGGAAGTCTGTTGATCCTTTTTTGATTTGGTGTATAGCCTGCGTTGGCGTTTTATTAAACTGACTGTCCGTTGCATCGTTAAACCATAAGCTACTTAAATCAGGCCCACATGATCTACATCTCATGTTGCAGATATTACTAAAGCGAATATCCATGTACGTCATGTTTACACCGTCAACACTACCATCTTCATGTGTGTTAAGTACTTCTTGGAACTGGTCCTTACCGTACGGGTTATGCTTTCCTTCAATAAACTCTTCGTTACTTCTTATTCTTAATGTCTGATGTCCATGTGACTCTTGCTCGTAACATCTATTACAGTTAGAAAGTTTTTTGTGGTTAAGCATATCCAGTCTAAACTTTTTCAATCCAGGACCATTCCATACGCTTTCTAATGTTGAGCCTTCTTCGTTTAGATCGCCTACCGGAGAATGCAGTTCACTTAAACAACAAGTAAACACTCTGCCATCGGGCCACGGGTGCATGTGTATCCACGGTATCACACAGAACGCTTCGCTTTCCATTAGTTCTTTTTTTGATAGATCTTTAAAACTCATTTGCTTATTACCTTTATTATCAATCCGTTTAAATCCCACTCCCACCATTTGTTTCCTTGGTATGCTAGACTAGGATCATTGTGATGATTATTATGCCAACCCTCACCGAACGTTATTATATTTACCAGCCAATGGTTAGTACTCTTGTCGTTAGTGTCATACGTTCTGTAACCCATCCATGTAAGCCCTTTACCATGACCCCATGTATTAAACGCACCGGTGGCCCAAACACATAAACTTACAGGAGCCAAGTACGCATACAGCACTAGCAATGGATCTATTAATGCTAAAACTACAATGTATACTAGTATGTATCCAAAAAAGTAGTTATGCGAGTGTAATACTGCGTTGTTCTTTAGCCAATCTTTAGCAAGTCGTATGTTATATTTTTCATCCTTTAACCCTAATGTCCAGCTCTTCCACAAGCTCATGTGGTGCGGACTATGAGGATCACTGTCGCTATCAGATGCTTTGTGGTGTTCTCTATGCTTAACTATGTAACCAAACACACTACTTAAACTTGCTAAGGTGCCTGTTACGTTAAGTACATTTTCCCAAAACTTGTTAGTCTTGAAACTCCTATGTGCAAAGTATCTGTGTTGCCCAACGAATATTCCTATGCTACTAAACCAAAAGTAAACAATAGCAGTTACCCACAACAGTTCACTAGGACCTATAAGCAGTACTGCTAGTAGTCCGGCATGAGCCAGCCATCTAAGACTGTCTCCTTTAGTTTTAGTATACGCTAGTATGTTCACTTTGCTCCACTGCATCTACTAACTTAGTAAATGTATTTCTCCATTCGCTGTTATCGTTGTTGTCTAGTAAATCGTTAAAGCGACAAAACTGTTCCCACTTTAATTCATTCCACTCATCGTTATTAAACATGCTAAGTAAAGTGCCTAATTTATGATCATTGCCCAACGCTTGTCTAAATTCTGTATGTATCAACTCTCTTGCCTTAACAGGTATAACTGCAGGACTTAGGTAATCAGGATCATACACGAAGTTCATATCAACTTCTATCCCAATGCTATCGGCCCATTTAAAAAATTCAGGCAATGTAGCATAATTGTAAGCACTCACTGTTTGTGTAATTCTTAATGTTAATGTATCTTGTAATGGTAATAATGTATTAATAGTTTTTAATACGGCTTCCCATTTTGTATTAGTTCTTATAAAAGCATTCCTATCTTCTAAGTCATCAATACTTAAACATATTCTTGCTTCTTTAAAGTGGGGCCATAGTTCTAATGCAATTGGAGGTAGCATAGTACAGTTAATGTTATACCACAGTATAATATCTTTTGCTCTGCCACTAGCTACTAATTTCTTTAAGTAAGTCCAATGCTGTTTAATCAATGTAGGCTCTCCACCATTGATATAAATTACTTCTAAGTTTGGAGCGGAGTTATATAGGTCGTCATAAAAATTATCATCCTCTGCCCATTTAAAATCTTCAGGAAAGTTAAGTCCTAAGTAACCTTTATTTACGAAGTCAGCTTTCTCCACAATGTCTTTATAGTCTTCAAGCCACTTTGAACTACTTGCCGGATTACATGTACGGCACCGAACGTTACATACATTGCCAAGACGAAGCTCGACAAAGCGGAGATCCATATCAATATCGCCACCTTCCCTAGTAACCCCACTCGCCCAATCAAGGGTGTTCTGTGGAAAAACAGATTGTTCATGTATTCGTTTGGACTTGATTCCGTTATCTTCTTCATTGTAACACCTCATGCAAGCCTTTGGCTTTTCATCGTTGAGCATCTGTAGGCGAACTTCTTTATAGTAGTCGCTGTTCATCTGCTCTTCGATATTGTTTTTGTTTAAGTCTAGGAACTCATCGTAATCATCCTTATAATTTCTAGCTCTGTTTTTGCCATCAGTGTGGTCACTGATGCAACACAATGTGATACCACCGTGAGGATGGGTGGCTAAGTGTTGCCAAGGTAGAGGACAATATGTAGAACTCAATTTATCAACTCCCTGGTGCTATGCTGTTTGTAACCATTTGTCAACACTTCCTCATATTCTTTCGTGTAATCGAAGTCTTGTTTTATCAACTCGTGTAACTCGGGAAAGACTTCTGTAAAGTTCTCTTCTCGATAATGGTCTCCTCCTGCTATTTGTGATTTAAATATTTTCCATTTGTTTTCTATACTTCGTTGGTCAAACATTAATAGTTTATCCTCGGAAACTTTTGCTCGTAGTTTTTCATCTACGCTGGCACCATTCTCATATAACGGTGAGTTAAAGTATTTTAGTAATGCTACTACTTCACTCTCATAGTCACCTGACCATGTGTGCTCTTGTAATTGTTGTGTGATTATTTTCTTAGCAAACGCTGGTAGTACATTACATGTAAGCCACTTAGGATAATGTGCAATGTTATTCCATATTTTAAATGTAGGATAGTGTTTGTGGAAGTAATCGTGGAACTCAGGCAAGTACATTATATTTAATGCTGTAACAGTATGTGTTATTTGCATGTGTACTGGATAGTCGCCTGTGTGTAGTTCGTAAAAATAATCTAAGTTCTGTTTGACCTCGTCCCACTTACCAGGGTGCCTTAAGAATTCAAATCTGTCTCCGATGCCGTCTATACTAATACTAAACGATAACTCTTTAAAGTTACTTGCCATACGTTGCAAGAACACAGGGTCTGCTATTGTGCCGTTAGTACTTAACGTCATGCTAATGTTTTGTGAATAGTTCTCATTAATAAGTTTGTCAACAAACTTCTTGAACTCTTTCATATAGAAAGGTTCGCCACCCATAATCTCTAATCGTCTTATGCCAGGTAGCCACTCATCCATTGTAGTCCAAAACTTACTGTTCTCCATATCGTTCATGGGAACCTTCGCACTAGTTTCCCAATACGGTATGTGTCTCTCTTTAGCTTCTGCTAACCACTTACTACTGTAGTTTGCATTACAACTTCTACATGCTAAGTTACAAGTGTTATCAAATATTAATTGCATGTCCATTACTGCTGTAGGTTTAGCAGTCCATTCGAATGTTTCCATCCAGTTAGGGCCATACCAGTTATCGTAGTAGTCATTGTATTGTTGGCGTTTACTGTATTTGCCATTGTCTTCATCGATCCAGCATGTTTCACAGTTAGCTGGCTTACCGCCATCGAGGATCTCATTTCTTATACGTTGATGGTTATGACTAGTAAATATATCTTGTACAGCATCATCGCCTAAGGTGTAGCTTGTACCATGGTGGTCCTGTAGTCTATCTTTTGCGATACAACATGTGCGGATACTTCCACCTGGCTCGTTGCTCAAGTGTGTCCATAGTAATGCACAATATTTTTTATCTTCGCTCATACTGGTCCTGTATTAATTTGCTGATACATAGTCTAGTAGTATCATTGCCTCTGTTGTAGTCACTATACTTATCGTCATTGCTCGTAGCAAACAATATGCAGTTAGTGGCATCAACACCAAGGTCCTTGCACACTTGTTGCTGTACGGCCCTGTACTTTGTTACTATGAAGTCTGCAGAGTATTGCTCTATGCAATGCAGTCCTACTAATGCTCCAAAGTTATTTACAATGCCATGCTGGTTAGCAAATGTTACAGCATCGTCTACTTCTGTTCTTTGGTATCTTACTCCGCACCTACTACCTATAATAGGAAACGTTTTCCCTAAACTGAATGTTACTTCTTCTATACACTTATAATTTAAATCAATTTCCATACCGTAGCACATACCAAAGTATGCACAATCAATTAGTACTGGAACATTTAATGCTGAACATTTCTCTAGTAACTTAATGTGCTGTGGGTGTGCTGTACCAAAGTCACTAAACGGTATGCTTATAATAACAGCATCGCCTACAGTAATTTCATTTGCATCATATATCCACTTCCAATTGTTACCCATAACATTGCTGGCAACCTTATGCATCATGAAGTCACCTTTTAAGAATCTAAAGTTCTTATCATGGTGTCTCATCATAAACATTTGGAATGCTTCACTAGTACCATGTGTCATAGTACCATGCTGAAAGTTTTCTAAACCAGTGAGTGTATTTTCTGTACTGGACCAAATCCAGTTTCGCATTTTATCTACGAACTGTTTCTCTAATCCAGTTACACCGTCAGCAACAAAAAAGTTATTCCATACTTCTGGTTGAGTAACATACTGTTGTAAACTAGCAGTTATCTCTATGTCTTGTATAGCGTAAGCACCCTTCATTCGTCACCGTCCAATTTGCCATGCCCGTATTCATTTTCTAAATGGTATGGCTGATCAGCATCTTTATCATACCAGTATAAACTTTTGTGTGGAGGATCTCTCCAATCATGTTTACTATCTGCTATGTAGTAAAATAATCTAAAGCCTACTCTAAACTTGTCATCGGGACAAGCAATTGGATTAGGATGTCCATGGAAGCCACGTTTGTGATATTTCCAAATGACAACGTTACCCATCTCTGGTAGATAACTTACTACCTTGCCTTGCTTATCGAAATCCCAAAACTGTAAGTCGCCGTTCCATTCTTCTTCCCACTCAGGAGTAAAATATAATATTAAACTTAATGCTCTGTGTGTTTGACATTCTTCATTCCAGTTAAAGTCGGAATGTATTTTAAGACTATCTCCCTTATAACTTTTCATATACCCTGCACCAACTAAATACGGATCGGGTAGTAGGTGAGGAACGTCACATACTTTTCGTAGCCATTCTAAAAACTCTGGACTATGTAAAGCACTAACAAGTTGTCTAGCCACCGGTGCATGTTTTAAATTCTTACACTCTTCCATATAGCTATCGGCTCGGGTAAACGTAGTCCAATACTTTTCAGGTATCGTAATACTCTCTTCATACAATGCGTTTGGGAGACCGTCAGGAATAAAATCTTTTAAATGCAAAGTAGGATAAGGAGGCGTATAACGATATTGTTCGTTAAGATTACGCATTTCCTTTTCGCTACCCCACTTGTCGTGTATGTAGTTTATTATCTTCTGGTCCCAGTTCATTATTTCTTTACCCTAGTGTTACCATAGTGAACAACTTCAACGCCCTCTATGTCTGGAGTTTTTCTCCACGGATCAACAACTATACTACCTAGTGCAAAACTAAGTTCAGTGCCATTACCCGTTCTAACACTTAATGCTTCATCGCATGATGAAGGAGAGTGCTGTTCGTACCACCCTGGTACTGTATCTAATTGTTCGCCGTATGTAACTTGTGGATTATGTGCTAGTAAATATACTGCTGGATTGTTTAATACATACTCCGGTGGCATGTCACCAGTTTGTTCGTCATAGTAATACAATGGATGCCCTTGGGCAAGAACATAGTGACCTACCAGCATACTACTAGAACCACTTTCATATGGCACTAATGGTTTGTATGCTTTACCTACAATAACTATAGGTATGTCATTTGCTAAGTCTAGCAATCTCTTTGCCATGTTCTCTGCCTGCTTTTCTCTCGAAAGCATTACAGCATCAAACAAGTCGTAGCCTAAGTCTAGTTCTTCTGCCATCCAACGTAGTGCGATATTATCTCTTGGGTGACAAGCACCACCATCGCCCATGCCTGGCTTCATGTACCCAGGTCCCATAATACGCCTTCCAGAATTTGCCAAAGCATCACACACAACTTCTGCGTTAATGTTGCCTGACGCTTCTGCTACGTCTTGTATCATGTTAACTAAACTAACTTTTGCTGATATAAATGTATTGTAAAATACTTTAATGCATTCACATTCATCCCATGTACCTATAACATACTTGGGATCGTTCTGCATTATTGTTTTATAAAAGTCTACAAGTTCCTTTGCGTCACCTGTTTCATTTCCATCTTCTGTTCCAATCATTACCATTTCTGGATTAACCATATCCCACTTCACAGTACCCATAGCAATTAAGTATGGGTTGTATATAAAGCGAGTGTTGGGTAATAGTGGTACAAGTTCTTTTCGAACTGTGCCGGGTAAGACTGTGCTTATAAGAACAACCAGTTGTTCCTTTGTTGCGACAGCATTTACTTGAGAAAGAACTTTCTTTACTATTGTGTAATCAAAGTCTTTGTTTGGTAAATGGCTGGTAGGTGCTTTGCCGTCATACTGTGGATCATGCGGAGTAGGTGCGGCTACAAAGATAATATCTTTGCCAACTACAGCTTCTTCCATCGTGTTAACCATTGCAAAGTTTTCAGGCTTTACATCGTTAATATCGTATCCAACAGTATAATGAACTTCAGCGACCATTTCGGCGCAGGCTTGCCCTAGCTTGCCTACCCCAATAAATCCGATTGAGGCCATTATCTATCTCCTAATTTTATTGTGTGTATCGTATACTGTACTATTTATGCAAATTTCTATCAGCTATTATAGAATTCTTGCATTTGTTTATACCGGTCAGTATCTTCGACTACCCATAAATAAGGATCTGTGTTAACTAATTCAAGGAATCGTGCCTTGTTACGTTTTAATTTTGCTTGTACATCTACACTATGATATAGCTGATGTGTTTGTTCTATTGGTATTTGGGCTAATGCAGTAATGTTTTCTTTTACCATTCTCATGCGTTCGCCTGGGTGAGCTGTACTATCATATGTTTCATCAAAGAACTCAGGGAATGTTTCAAAGCCTAAATCTTTAAATGCTTGGAGACACCCTGCATACCCAACAGATAATAACGGTAACTCGTAGTAAGCACTTTTTAAACTCTTCTCAGATACCCAGCCTGATAATGGCATAGTCATTGCCTCGAGTTCCCATTGGTCTATTGAAGTTTCAAATATAGTTGTGTTATTGTTTGGAGGGAATATTGAAAACCCAAACCTGAACTCTTGTGCCCAGTGTGTTTCTGTTGCTATGTAAGTATAGCAATTGTCTACTACATCAGTGTGTATAATATCTTGCCACTCACCAATAGTAGTCATATGATGGTCACCGTCTGCTAGAATACATAAGTCTAAATCATTTGGTCTAAGATAACTTAGATGTGTATGTGGCAGAAGTTCTTTGCGATATTTTATAAATTTTACTATCTCAGTCCTATGTTCTTTCTCATAGTTATTTAAACATACGAATATTTTTTCTCTTCTAACTTCACCGCCAGGACTAACATACAGTTTTAGTTTTGCTTCAATGTGCCTGCCTACAATTCTATTAGGATACACAGAGTAGTATTGGACATCTGCCGCCGGGAATAGTTTCTTATGTATTTTTACTTCAGTAGTATTACCTAACCAGAAGTGCAATCGGTCACCGTAAATTTTCTTTAATTGTCGCTTGATTACTTTAGTTCGGTCATGAAGTAATTCCGGCATATCTGCAGAACCCTGGGTTTCGAATACTCTGCTACTATACATATCCCAACCACTTGAAAACAATAAATGTATATTTTTATATTCCTCTATTGTTTCAACAACTTTCATTAACAGCGGACCGTCGTCTAAGTACGAGTTTACACTTAATCCTAATTCTAGTATGTGTGTTATACCACCGTCACGTTTAGCACTAGCTATAACATCGTAAATATTATCGTAATGCACTACCAAAGGAGCTTGTCCAGGCTGTGTGCTTATAAGGTCAGGCATGCTATTAGACCTGCATGGTATGCCGAGTGGTCTGTCATTAGCAAACGTATCGAATGCATCTTCAGGAGAGAAGAGACATCGTACTATGCATAGCAATTTATTACTCATAATGGTTTCCTCCAAATGAGCTCATAGGATGCGGATAAGCCGCTCGATCCACTTCGCCCACACTAGTAAGTTTCATCTCTATAATCATTTTCCAAACATCTGCAATATCGGCAAACCTGTTTCTGTACCAAGCATAATCAGAACCAAGTAAATTCATATATGCCAGTGTAACTAGCCGCACTTCATCTGTGAGTGCTTGATTTATTCTAAGCATTGAATATACAAACGTATCATTTGCTTCATATGGTATGGGTTTTTCTGTGGGAGTAGAATCGCCGGCAGTCTTATCACTAATGTCTAATATATTATGCATCATGACTATTGAATTAGCAACTACCCTTTCATTATTGTCACCTTGCTCTGCAAAACAATTTAAAATTGATATGCACCATCTAGGTGTTATGTTATAAATTATATCGTTCCAGTCCGTTGAAATTAGTTGTCGTAGTACATCAATGTCCCATTCCTCTCTCCTGAGGTCGAAATGTAATCCATTACTATTTCTGGACAAAATAATACATGCTTTAGTACGCACAATTGAGTTAGGGTGATTAATTGCTACATAACTTAATATTTCGATTCGAGTAGAATTCCAGTCTTTAAATCTTGGATTGCTATAATAGTTATAAAAGTACTTAGGCAATACTAGTGAATTGCGTGAGGATCCATGCTCGGCGGTTTCATCATATGCGTCTTTGAACTGCGTGGCGATGCTAGTATGTAAAATTTCATCCCAATTGGTTAAGTCCGGCTTGTTAACATGATTCATGCCGGTCATAAGCTAAATTCTGGTGTGTTGTTTACTACTGTGTTGTATTTAGTTATTAATTCTTGCGTGGGGATAAAACAATGTGTTCCATATACTGCTAAGTTATGGTCTATAATGCTTTGACATTCGGTGCTATTGTAATAAGAATGTATGTCTGCTATATCGATATCTGTTAATCGTTTTATTTCTACATACAGTTTCTTTAAACGTAATAACGGATCAGGTTCAGAATCAAACGAATAGTTTATGAAGTTATCAAACAATTTAAATCCTAAGTCTTGCATTAGTTTATTAGCACCCGCAATCCCTGATATTAAAAACAGTTGTCTAAAGTAAACTGGTTTAAAACTTTTTTCAGTAACATGTCCTTGCATCGATAGTCTCTCGCCATCTAGTTCTATTACTGATCTAACATCGTAGCCATGCATAGTTTCATTCACAATATTAATGTAACTATCATTATAATAATTCTGAGGCAATGAATCTTGCCATATGGCTATGTCGGTTTGTGATAGCGTTATGTCTTGTTGTAACTTAATGTCTTTACCTAAGTACGACACATAACTACTGTCTGGAGGCATTCGGTCTACAATAAATGTTCTGTGTTTCTTCTCTAAATTATTTAAACATAAAAAATGTTTTGTACGTTGATTCGAATGGTGTTCAATTTGTTCTCTATTAAACTGTTTTATTCTATTGAAGTAAACAGCCATGAACTTTGCATCTACATCAGGGCGTTTAGTTTTAATAGCATCTACAACATATTTGTTACACAGGTAAAAATTAAGTCTCTCATTATCAATGTCTTTTACACTATCCAATATATAATCTACAGCATTAAATCCTGCATGTTCATAGTGCCCCAGGTCCCATGTGTTTGAAAACATAAAGTTAACTTGTGGGAAAGGCTCGAATGTTTTTATTAGTTTATGTAATGTATTAGCATCATCTTTAATAGCATGTATGTATATAGGAAATAGTAATAGTATAACAGGCGTACCATTAATTCTTCTTAACTGTTTTTTAATAGGCAAGTTTAAATCAATGGTTTCAGTACGATGGCCCACTGGTGTATAAGTAGGATATGTTCCATCTGCTCCTACATTTTGTGTATCATCATCATGGTTTGTGTGCCAATCTGCGTTAGCAAACTTTGGCCCGGGCGGCTGACTGTCGTTCCAAACATTAGAAAGCTTCGGCCCCATTTCGTAATTACCTAAATTTTTAAATTGTAGAAATACTATCATTGCTATCTCGAGTTATGTTTCGGATCAGGGCGTGTGTACCAATTGTATAATTCCTCGTCTGCTTTATAAATTTCTTCTATTGTTAATGCTTCGCCTTCAGCGCCATCGTTTCTAATAGTAGCAATAGTTTGTTGCCATTGTCTGCCATTAAAGAACTGATCCTCATGTGTATCTGGAAACTGTTCGGCGAACGTAGGAGTGTTTAGTATTGTTTCTAGTTGAGTTATTACTGTGCTTTGTTTCTCAGTTACAATAGGACGCAAATCATCTAACAAACTGTTTACTATTCTATCTAGTATATGTCTGGGCCAACTCATAAATGTAAATACTACGTCAGGATGGAATGCAAACATATTCTTAGTTTCAATTTTAACATTAAGGTCTAGTGAGTACTGTACGAAGTCACGTAAGCCAAATAGTCCAGGACCTGTTAGTGTTAAGTCCATAAGCATTTTACTATCGCCACCAGGACATGCAACACCTTCTCTAAAGTTCTTATCCCACTCTTCCCATACTAAACCTGTGCGTATGAACTCGCCTATCTTTCCTATGCCGTCGATACTAGCACACATAGTCCAGTCCTTTGCTTGTGGCAACCAGTCGTACAAGTAGTGCTTACCAAAACGTACTCTACTTAGGTTACTGTTATAACGTAAGTGTACTTTGCGTAAGTTATCATCTTCGGATAGTCTAGCCATGCTCTTCCAATGTATATCATACATAAGTGGCTCACCGCCAACCCAGTATATTTCTTCCACCGTGCCTGACTTAATTGCTTCCCAAAATTCTTCTTCTACTACTTCCTTTTGAAACTTTTGTATAATCTTTTTATTTTCTGGAACCATGAACGGTTGGCTCTCTGGAGTCCAGTGGTCGTTCTGTCTCTTCTCTGTTTCCCATGCTGAACTAAGTTGCTCACCGCACATACGACATTTGAAGTTACATAAGTTACTAACCCTGTAATCAAAACTAATAGGATTCATTGTAGTAAAGCCATCGTCGTCTGTACTATCGAAGCACTCGTCTATTTTATCTTCAAATAAGAAACCAGTAAACCATTGACGGTATGTACTTTGACTTAGTACACTATCGTTGCACACATTACATTGTGGTATCTCTTCACCTGCCATTAACTTCTTACGGATGTCCATCATATATGGACTGTTCCAATGTTCTTTTAAACTAATAGGCTTATAGTCATCGATGGTCCCGCTCTCTTTAAACTTGCCAGTACTTTCATCATTACTTGCATCGATGTATTGCTTTTGGAATTGGTGTTCTTCTCTACTAGCACAACACATACGTCTCTCTGACTGCGGACTAATATAAGTATGTGTCCATGGAGCAGTACAGAAAACTTTGTTCTCTGAGTCTTCGACCATACTGCCATGAGCCCATTTAGGCTTAATTCTATTACTCATCGTCTTCCCATACAGCGATATCGCTAATGTAAGGACATGCTTCTAATTTGGTTATAATACTTTCGAACGTTTCATTTTGTAACGCTCCTAGTTTAGCTCTGCCTATGGCATGTTTAGGCTCTGTGTGGTCAATGCCATATTTAGAAACTTCGTTGGCTTCACACCATTGATGCAATCTTCTATTTAAATGTGTTTCAACCTCAGCATCAAATACTTGAAACGAGGCTTGATTCAAACCAATACATGCACTACCGGATATTAATGTTTGAGGTTTAACCTCTTTACGTTTTATTAATTCTAAATCTTTTGATGCATAAGCATGACCTAAATCTTTGCCTACGGTAAAGAAGTCTAAAAACAAATCACCTGTATAGTATTGACTTTGGAATTGTGCGTAGTCGTCATCTGTTAATTCTATATATTCTGCTTCTGCATTAGGACTAAAATGTCTTGCTACTATAAAGTATTGCTTCTCATCTAATTCTTCTACTGCAAAGAAACGAGATATGTTTGCTTCTATTTCGTGTACCGTTTTATTTAAACGTTCCAATATCTCTACTTCCGGATGAGATTCTTCTGTATAAACAAAGCCTGAAACTTCTGTTAACTCTACTAATTGTTTTTCAAAAATAAAATGTACTTCGTTTAATTTGTCGTGCATTTCTTTTGTAGTATCTGTTATAGATAACTTTAGATCCGGATCGGCTCCTTGCGAATCTATATCAGTATTTAAACTATTAATTAGTAGTTGCATGTTTACACTTTGATTAGCGTCATACAAATTCCAATGTAGCCATCTATATTCATCAGCTATTGCTGTTTTTGTAATGTTATAAAACTGATTACCAATATGCGTGTCTGCTAGTTTCCAAACAAGTTCTTGGTTGCCACCTTTAAAACTACTCTTGCCTATTACATTAGTGCCACCACTATCCATTACACCTACGGGTGTTGGACTTAAACTCAGTTTGTAGTACTTACTCACTCGTCTACTGCTCCGCCAAGTCCATCAGTGTCTGTGTCCCAACCAATGCTACTACCAGCACGTTTTTTAATATTAGGATTAACTCCTTCTATTTCATTTTCGTATTTGGTATCATCATAGTCATCGTCGCTCTCACCTGTTTGGCGCCCACGTACTTTCATTTCTACAACTTTAACTTCGCCGTCCTCTGTAACAATACGTTTGGCATACAATGTATTAGTTACACCTACACTATCTGGTGCTTGTATGTCGTGGTCATCGCTAATGTCTAATACATCAATGCTGTCGTACCAGTCTACTAGCCTAGGGAATGTTGTTCTAAAATTATGTCCACGTCTCGAATCGTACTGCTCGTAAAACACTTTGAAGTCATGGTCTAACAAGTATTGCTCTGCTGTATTCCTGTGTGGAGTTTTAACAACATCTAAATATTCTATTAGTCTGCTTATTTGATCTTGTTCCCATGCTTGGAGTAATTCTACGCCATGCATATCTCTCTCGCCTTTATTTCGAGTATCATCTAACCACTCGCTAAGTTCATCATGATACATTTTACGCAAGTCATCTGGCAATGTTAATGGACTTTGGAAACTAGGGAAACGTAATATGTTTACACTAATACCCGGAACGTGATGTCCGTATTTTCTCTTCATAGACAATGTCCAATCTAAGAATTGACAAATAGTATCTAAGCATAATGCATTGACAGTCATCATCATGTGTACGCCTTCGTATCTTGCCTCTGTGGCAAAACGTTCAAACTGTGCTGTCCATATTTCCCAATCTAATCCGTCTCTGATATATTCTGCTTGGGCACCAAAGGCTTCACAACTTGTATACACATGGAAGTGGTCAATGTGTTGTGTAGCATCAATAAACTTGTTTAGTAACCCAGGCTTAGCCATTAAGTTACTGTTAATAGCCAAACGCATCTTCTTAGCATTGGGCTCGTCTGTTTCTTTAAACCAATCGAACAGTTTGTAGATACTAGGAGTCATTAATGGCTCACCGCCAGTAACACGAATCTCTTCTAGCTCTTTACTTAGCTCGGGCCACCATCTCCAAAATGCATCTACATAAGGATTGGCTGTACCGGCATCGTACGGTTCGGCATACGGAGCATCATCGATAAAGTGACCTCTTGCATCTGACTTAATACCTTGATACCCACCATTGGTTCTAATATCTTTAACCCATGTACTACTAAACGCAGGATTGCAATAACTACATGCTAACTGGCATGTTCTATCAAATGCAACCTCACAGGTTTTTAAATTAACATCAGCGTTAGGATCTAACGTTGCAATGTGTTGTAAGTCTCTATCTTCATATATAACTGTTTTATATACTCTGTCGGACACAGCTTCATTGCCGTCCGAGTCTTGCCCCATGTCTTCAATCTTCCAACAGTACTCACACTCTTTGGGCCGTGTGCCTTCCTGCATCATTTGACGCATCTTCTTTTTGTGTCTGCTGTTGTGAATAGCACTAGGGTTTTCTTTAATGTCTTCTAAATCTATTTGGTGTGCTGGGGGATGATGACAACTAGTTGTTCCACCATGGCCCAACCATATAGTAGCATTGTACCATTTGGCGCCGCAAAAGGAATCTGATACTGGATCTATCATCCTTGCTTTAAATTCTCTGTGAGTCTCGTCTACCTTCCTAACCATTATAATTTCCTACGTCGAAGCTCAAGCTTCTTACCTGTACCTGATTATTTAGTCCTATTATCCATTCTAACATCTCCGCTACACTATCAGCAGTCATCATATAATCTTCTGCAAAATCTTTAAGCCATGCTGTGCTATCAGTGTCAACCATGCCTGGCTTAATGTTCGTTACTCTGCACTTACCTTTCTGGAACTGATTACTTAGTTGTAAACTTGCCCAGTCGAGTCTTGCTTTGTCACTAACATACGGAGTCCAGTCTTTGTTGTAACCCATCTGTGCAAAGTTATGTATACTGTCGCTACTTGTTGCACCCATATTAATTATTTGCCTAGGCTTGTTTTCCCATGCTTCATAGAACAGGTATAGTAGTCTGACTTGGCTACCGGGTGCGTATGCGTTGTTAACGAATATATCAGCTTTCCATTCTAATGCTTCTTTAACAATACGTTTGCAAGTACTCTCTTTCATAATATTGTAGCCATTGCTTTTACTAAAGCCCATGACTTCAATACCCTGAGCTTCTAGCCTTTCAACTAGATACTTTCCGATGCCCCTTGTGTGTCCTGTTATTGCAACTCTTTTTGTGTGTGCCATACTACTATTTACCTGCTTTTTTCTAGTTATTAAACAAATCTACGCTTTCCCAAGGTAAATCATCTTTACCGAAGTGCCCGTAGTTAGTTGTCCTTGTTAAGTCTAGATTAAACAAATCAAAACGTTTAATAATTCCTAGTGGTGTTAAGTCAACATTATCACGGAAGTAGTCTTCAAACTCCTTTCTAACAATGCCATCTGCGTACACATATATACTAGTAGGTTCTTTAACACCGATAGCATAACTTAGTTGCACTACACAGTTTTTAGCCTTGCCACTAGCAACAACATTCTTTGCTAAGTAACGTGCCATGTAAGCACCGCTTCTGTCTACTTTAGTACAATCCTTGCCACTAAATGCTCCGCCGCCATGTGGGGCATAGCCACCGTATGTGTCTACAATAATCTTACGTCCTGTAAGTCCTGTGTCTCCATCTGGTCCACCTATAACAAATTTACCTGTAGGGTTAATATGCCATACTGTTTTTAGTACGTCTACTTTATCTTTGATAACCGGCAATATAATGCCTAGTACACGTTCTCTTACTTCGTCTATGCTTAGTTCGTCGCTATGTTGAGTACTACATACAACTGTCTTAATGTATGAAGGCTCTCCTAGTTTTTTGTATGCAAATGTTACTTGACTCTTTGCATCCGGTCCTAACCAATCTGCACCGTTGCGTCTTGCTTCTTCTAGTGCTTGTAGTATTTTATGACTGTAATGTATTGTGCTAGGCATAAAGTTATCTGTTTCGTCACATGCGTAACCAAACATAATACCTTGATCTCCTGCTCCAAAGTCGTCAGTGCCTAAGGCAATGTCTGAACTTTGTCCATGCAGTTCGTTGTATACCACTAATCTTTCCCAATGGAATCCGTCTTGTTCGTAACCAATCTCTTTTACTACGTTGCGTATTAGTGATTCAACTTCCTCTTTACTAATGAGTTTGTCTGACTTATATTCGCCTGCTACTGTAACCATGTTAGTTGTAACTAATGTTTCAACTGCCGCTCTATTATTAATGTTACCATCGATAATAAATGTTGCTACTGTATCAGAGATTAAGTCGGCTATTTTATCCGGATGTCCGTTACTCACGCTTTCGCTTGTGAATTCGTACATAATCCTCTCCTGTTGTTTACTTCATATAGAAGTGTTCTATTTATATTATAACATGAATTGCTTAATAAATCAAGCAACAAATAATCCTTTCATGCTTTTACCTTTTGACATATCACCGTTGAATGTCATTTTGCCACCCATAACTAATTTAACTGGGTCAGCGCCTTTAGTAAACATCTCAATCATTGTATCTTTGCTAACAAATCCTACAGTGATGTCTGCTTTATCTAAATGCTCGTTACACAGAATACATTTCTTATCGTGTACACTAATAGAAAACTTACCATTAGTTTCACTAATAACATTAACGTTAATATCAATATCAATGCCTTCTGATTTTTCTTTCTGAAATTTACCTTCTAAGTCTGTTTTAATTGTGCCAAAGTCTAACATATTATCCTCCTTTTGGATATTAAGTTTTTCATAGCAATGCTTCTGCCTCTTCACATTGTTGCCAAAATTGATGCATCTCTGGAAATGTTGCTAAGAAATTTGTGTCTCTTCTTGCGTCATGTTCGCTAAAGAATTTAAAAAAGTCTGCTCTGTCTCTTCTTAACTTATCACTATCGATGTCTTGTTTCATTATATCTAAGTTACGTTTTGCTTTAGCAATTTCAAAATCTTTAAAACCTCTGTAGTCTACATAGTCTTCAGTTGCTTTGTTATCTTCCATAAATTGAATTGCTTCCTGCATGTAGTCACAATACTCGCTAGGTAGTACATGTATACTTTGCCATGCTGGTGCTCTAAGCAATGGAATGTCAAACCATATACGTTGCTCCGGAACTTCCCAACCCATTGCAAACTGGTTCTCTTTACTCCACTTATCTCTAAGGTCTAATATTCCTTGTAGGAATTCTGTAAAACTTGTAACACTTAAACAGTTAAACGTGTTAATAAAATTAATACTAGTAAATCTAGTTTCGTCTAAAAACCTATGACAGTTATTCCACACAGTATCAAATACCATACCATTACGCATATACTCTGCTTGTTCGCCCCAACCATCTAAACTACAAAACACACTAAAGTTATGATATGCTTTGTCGTTGTATTCGTAAATATATGTGAAACTATTGTTATCCTGTTCTTCGCATTGTCCAACTTGCATAAACGTTTGCGGTATCTCTTCTCGTTCTATTACTGCTAAGTTGCTGTCGTGATAACGTTTTGCATCAGCGCCAATTATAGCATGATCCCATGTTTGCCAATCTGTGCCGTCTAGTGGATCTGCTACATATACTTCTGCACCATGTTGTACATTATCTAATCTCTTAACTGAATCTAAAAACTTTACAAACAATGCATCGTTGGCAGGACACATGTTTGTTGTTATACTTAATTCTAAATCTTTATTTGGATTTGCTAATACATAATCTAATACTTTAAAAGTATTCTTATCCATTAATGGCTCACCACCAGTCATACGAAACACACGAAGTGTTTTATACATCTCGGGCCACCACTTCCAAAACGCTGTAACGTATGGATTAAGATCCTGTTTTACTTTTAATGGCATTAAGTTTTTTAGTGCAAGACTGTCAATATTATTATGTGGAGCAGTAGTTGGATATTCCCCAAACTCGTCTATCTCTTCTTGCCATGCTGTACTTAAATGTGGAGAACAATAACTGCACTTGAAGTTACATGCTTGATTAAAGTTTACTTCTACATAACGTGGATTGATGTTGCCACTAGCACCAGCATCTAAAATATCTTCTTTACTTTCTTGTGCCCAATACTCGCCACTGCGATATACTCTGTCACTTCTTGCACCCGTATCTTCTATGTCCCAACAATAACTACAGCCATCTGGTCTCTCGCCTTTAAGCATTTGTCTGCGTTGTTCTTTCTTTTCTTTTGTGTTATGTAGTGCTGTTGGATTATCTTTTAACTCATCTAACGGAATTGAATGTGTAGGCGGATGATAGCAACTGTGTGTTTGACCATTTGTTAAGTGCATAGATACCTGAGACCATTTAGCATAACACATGCTAGGACTAATATTATCTAGTTGCTCTTTAGCCTTATCAGCGGCTTGGTCGTATATGCTCATACGGTAATTCCGTGCGTTTTGAAGAACGATTTCATGAGATGGCTGATTAATGTTACTTCACCATTCATAGTTTCGTATTCGGAGTCATCCAGATCTCCATTGATAATTCTAGCAGTTGCCTCAGCCCAGAGCTCTGGTGCCTGGTCCATGCCGCCAGGACATATTCCGTATGCGTTGTTGTTAGGCTCGATTGCAATACATTTCATTAGTTGTTGCTCTGCCGATCTAAGATACCTGTATGAAAGGTTCTCGAAGCCATACTCTCTTCTACCCAAAGTAACAGAACTAGTGATAAAAATAAATTGTTTACAATGACTTAAGATATCATATATAGCTAATTTGCCATACATTGTTTGTTGTAGGTTGTCGTCATTTTCCTTTTTAAAAGTTTCAACATGATCTAAGTAATATGTGTCGGCAACATTCCTACGCTTATATTTTGGTGTAGCACCACCAACAACTCTCTGATTAAATACTACCACATCTGGATCAGGGTATTTACTAAACTCTGTTTCCATCTGTGCCGGGTCAGTATAGTCGAGAGTATCTCTACCTAATTTAATAACGTTGTGTCCGGAACCCGTTAGATAGCCAGCAATTGACAAAGGATATTGTGTTGTGGATCCTATTAAGTATATAACCATGTTAGTTACAGCAATCCTTTTTCTAAAAGTTCTTGTATTTGTTTTTCTCTAACCATTGCACCCCAACGTTTAGGATTAACAAAAGTCTTCTTAAAGAATTTACACATGTTAGGATTTGGATCGAACAACATCATATCATTAATTTCTTCGTTTAATGTTACACCGATATCCTTGATTGCTATCTCTAACATCTCAGGATTATGTGATACTTTAGTGTAAGGGCAAACGACATTGCCTGGGAAACGTGGTAGCACTTGGTTACTAAAGAAATCACTAAACCAGTCATAGTCTGATATTAAATTAGTATCCCATTCAGTTAATACAGTCATTTGGCATCCAAGCCTTGCTCCGTATATAGCCCACATGCCGTTGTCTATATCACTTCCAATGTTACACCATGTTTGTAATCTGTTATAGTTCTGCCACCATATCTTATCTTTAAATTCATCTGGCTTTACACGAACACCTTGGTCGGTACTCATTTTAACGCCTTCTCTAAAGCCTGCTCTGAAGGCTTGAAACGGACTTGCTGTTTGATGTACTTCACTGAATGTGTCGTTAAGTTGTATGTAATCTAGCTTCCAACAAAACTCCATACCCTCACCATCTTGTGCGGACTCATGAGTGTTAATTGTTTTAGTATATTCTGTGGGCCAACATTTAAGTCCACCATTACCGTACACTAAACCGTTTAGAATGTTTTTAGCATTCCAACTAAAAATACATTTACTGATATCATTACCATCATGATCTGTCTCAGGAACATCTAATACTTGTTCGAAGAAATCATCCATAACAATATTGTCACCGTCTACTGTGATAAATCGTTCTGTTTCTGATTGGTTAGCACATGCCTTGTGAGCGGCATCGAATCCTGTAACTCCGTGTACTCGTTTAGCCCATGGGACCTTGTTTAACAAGTCTGCCCAATGTTCTTCTGCATTTGGCTCGTCATAGCTGATGTAAAAGATATCTAATTCTGTTACGTCTATTTTCGCCATATGATGTATCCTGTGTTAGTGTAGTTTATACTCTAACGTATTTATCATATATTTTGGAGGTGTATATACTAATGTCGGTAAAATTAGCAAGTGTATGGGGTAATGTAACTGTTTTATCTTTGTGTAATGCAATACCGTCGACTATAAATTTCTCTATTACAAAATGCGGGTCGCCTTTTTCTGTTGCATAAAATTTTAAATTATGCTTTGTTTTATTCTTTTTAATTGTGTTAGCATGTATCTTTACTGTAATCTCTTTTGCAGTCAGGCTTACTTTTACATCAAACGCACTACCATTAAAGCCTACGTAGGATTTAACTTCAGTTAAAAAGTTTCCGTTAGTAGTAACTTTGTCACTAGTGTAAGTCTTTAATATAATATGGCAAACACCATGTTCATCTCGTTCTATACTGAACTGGGCCATTCCCTTTTTACGTTCATCAATAATTTTACAATCAATAGTTTTAAGTTCTGCAACAGCATTGTCACCGATAGATTTTGCTTCAGGCGGCTTAGTACTTTTATATAATATGTCACCATCATCATTGTATACCAAATAAGTAGTATCGTTTTCTGATGCAATTACTTTTGCTAAACTACCTTTCTCTTGTTTAAGTAGAGCTAATCGTTCACCTGGAGTCATAATGTTTTCCTATTGGAGATAGTCGCTTTCTAGCTGTGCAACCATATCCTTTGTTAGCCATTCCTTTGAAACATAATGAAACGGGTGTGTTATTTGGAAATTGCCTATCTTAAAATCTTTGTAAGACTTATAATATGTAGGCAATGTTTCAGTCCAATCGGTGTGTACTAAACTTGTTGGAATATTTTGTACTTCGCTTTTCATGTGTATAAACGTAGGTAGTTCTGTCATGTGGTCTGCTGTACACTTATCTTTTATTCCTAAGATATGCATAGCAAGGCTGAATGCCACATCTGCACTTAGCCAGTCTGGTTTTCCTTTTGGCATATACTTAAAGTACATACGTTCCCAATTATGGAATATAATCTCTACCATCTTGAAAAACTCTGTTGCAAGGTCTGACTTTTTAAAATAAAAGAATGCTGTATAAACATTTGGCATATCATTTAGTTTTAAGGACTGCCTGTAGTGTGTATCGTATACATGTTCGTCTCTATATGTTTTTACATTAGTACAAGACCATATATCCTTTTGTGCTAAAATATCCCACCACTGACTTACATCTGTAGGGAACAACATATCCGTGTCTAGTATTACTGTCTCATCATACGGAGTCATGTAATAGTATTTCCACTTGTTATTAATTTTCCATTCTTTATCTTCAGCATCATCTTCCCAAGGTATATCCACAATGTGATCAAATACTTTTTTGTGTTTTGCTGTAATAAGTTTTTTAGTCCTAGCGTCAATACACACCGTAAGATTGTTTACAATGCCCTGTGTTAGCTTTAAGTTCATTGCGAGTGCATACGCCTGCTCTAGATAATCTACAGTGCCGTTGTTTTGTGCTATTACAATGTAACCCTTACTCATTTTCTAATAATCTCTGTGTGTCTTTCCAGTTTGTAACTGCGAACACTTGTTCTGGTTGTAGTTGTACTGCTAGAGGATAATCATTTCCTGCAGGGTCAACTCTGTCGCCATAAAATTTAATTGAGTCTATGTCGAAGTCTTTTAATATTTGAGACTTATCACATCCCTTTTTAAATATATCTATACCTGTCTCACCGCCAACTTTTGCACTTAGCTCTGGGAAACGTGTATTAAATCTTTCAGCAATAGCAGTTCTTTCTTGCACTATTAAATCGTATTGATAGTAGTGTTCTCTTTGTTGTTTGTTTGCATGTCTACCCACAACACTAAAGTTAACCATGCCGGTTCTCTCTTCTATGTGTAAGCCTGTTTGTGTTTGCCATTTGCTGTTATCTAATTCGTTTACTAGAAAGAAGCCTGATTCAGCTGGCAACTTCCAATCATTATGACTAAGTTGCTCGTCTTTAGCATACACATCATTACCACTACAGTTATAAACTCTCATACATGCGTTGTAAACTTCATCGCCAATTTGTTCTATTGTCTTTGGTCGGTCACTGCCTGTTACTAAAATTACACTATGGGTTTTAGCAAACTCTAAAAACTGTTGTTTAAACTCAGCGTCTATTGTTCCTCTACTAGGAGTTAGTGTGCCATCTACATCAAAGATATAATTCATGTGTGTGTTACTTCTTTTTTCTTTTATTGAACTGTTTATTAGCATTACGTTGCCAACTCCATTCGAAGAATTTACTAATTGCGTTGCTTATCATTCGTTGTAATTCAAACATCTTTCTTCCACGTTGAGGGATCGCCCCAACTAATTAAATCGTTTATAGCAGACTGGCATCCGTGAATGTAATCTCTATCTTCTTCGCTTAGTACTGACCAAGCGTAGGTAACTTTGTCTATCATCGCTGTTACTTCTTCTGGATGATCCAGGTGATAGTTGCTTTCCATACATGCTTGAATCTCATCCATTCGCTTGTCTAGTTTTTCTCGTAACTTCACTTTACTGGTTTCCAATCTTCTTTAAATAAACAAAATCTAGTTTGCCCATCCTTTGTTTCGTACACAAACTGTGTTGCTAATAGTTGTACAACTTTGCCCGTGTTAGTTCTATTAAACCCAGACTCGTGATGCACTATAACATCTTTAAGATTTGGCTTTTTCATCTTGTTCCTCTTCTCGTAAGTCTTCGCCTTCCTTACCTCTAGTGCGATTACCGTCCGAATTTAATTCTGTTAAATCTTGTTGCTTGTTTTTTTGATTGTGTTCTTCTTCACATGACATGGCTTAGTAACTCCTTACTTACTCTATTTATCGCCCACTTGTTCATAACATGTATATCTACGCCACGCCATCTACATAACATAAAGTCGCCTAGACTTTTTGGCTTCTCTAAGTAGAATATTAATTCATTTTTCTCTGGAGAGGAATGTACATCGTCGGTATCAAATGTTTTATAAAGTGCAGGCACCGGAAGTTGTGGAACTCCTTTCTCTACAAATCCGGATAGCATGTGTGCGGCTACACTAAAACTGTAATCATTACGATATAAGCCACCGGGCCATCTGTACAGTTCTTGGTAGTATTGAGTGTTGTCTCGTACATGTCGTACGGTATTAAAAAACTGTTGTGCATAGTTAGACTTTTTAAAGTAAACTACTGTAGCCCAATACATAGTGATGCCAACAGGACTCAAACGTTTAAGTGAATCGTCATTACGTTCTGACATAATGTCTTCGTAGTTCCAGTTCATCATTAATTCGTTGTCGTGTCCCCAACACTGATTTAATACATCACTCATAACTAAGTAGTCTGCATCTATTAGTATTGTTTCATCATATGGACTTAGGTCGTAAGCATCACATCTATCTATGTTATAAAACGGAAGTGATGTACTTTTGTGGCTCGTATCTTTGTATGAGCGTCTGTTAATGTTCTTGAATGCTTTGTCTTTAGTTGTTATAACAATATTTGATATAGCATTGTGTATGAAATCGTAACCCATTTCATCTAAGTTATAATCATAACTGTATTGGTTTGTAACAACTGTGATATTATCTATACCTAAGTTTTCTTTGATATAGTATGCATTTATAGTTGCTAACTTTAGATAATCTATTTCCTCATTGTTATGAGCAAATATTAATATGCCTTTACTTGGAGTTGTCATCAAGTTCCATATCCACCAGCTTATGAACTTTTCTGCTTTTCTTTATTTTGGAATATTCGTAATGATATTCGTTGGTAGCTTCAAAGTACCTTGATAGAATCTCTTCTAAGAAATCATCTAGCCCGACAATTTCAATTGGATTGTTATACACATCTAACAGTACTGCTTTAGTGTGCCCTTGTGTTATTAATGTCTGTACAAACGATATAAGCATTTGAGAAATCTCAAACGTACCACCGTTAGTACTGTAACTTAATAGTGTTTGCACTTTAGATCGAAGTGCGTTGTGTTGTACGTTTAGAGTTAATCTATAGTTCGCGAACTCTAATGCTTTGGTTAATTTAGAAGTCATAGCTATATTTATCAGTCAAAAAAAAGCCAGTTACTGTGAACTGGCTTTTAAATTTATATCTTATTACAAGTTACTTATTGCTGATGTACCAGGTTGTGCTAATGTTATACCATTGTTTGCTCGTTTAGTAGTACAAGTACTTGAAACTGTACCGTCTACACTATCAACATAACCGACTGAGTCATCACTGTTACCGTCAACACCATCCGCTCCAATACCATCGCCTAATGCGTGATCATCTCTAAGTGTTGCTTTGAATGTTATAGCTGTTGGGTTAGTAGTGCTGTTAACTTTAGCAACTAATTGGTAGTAGTTACTTGCATATGAACTAGAACCATACTTGATATACATCTGTACATACGAAGTAGTCAATTCATAAAAGCCTTTACCGGCACTTGTACCTGTTGAACCTGAACTAGTTAAGTTGTTCAAGTTAAAAGTAAGTGTGCCCATTGCACTTAATAGTGCTGTCCAGTTACTATTCTGTGAACCAATTGTTCCTGCGGCTGAACCTGATGTTCCTCCTGACCTTGAAGAAGAAAAATTAATTTCTCCACCTGCATTAAAGAACGCTCTACATTGTGCTTCACTGGCAAAGCTCACTGAAAATTCATGTGTTACTTCTGGTGTTGATGAGCTTCCCCATCCTGATGTTCTACTTGAGGTTGCTAACGATTCTGAAGTTAAACTTCCACTTGGTACACTAAATCTGCTATCAAAACATGATTTAGCATCTGCCATTAAGTTAGACCAGTCAGTTGATGAAATACCATCACCTGCCGCTGAATCTGAAGTACTTGAAGAATTTAATGTTAAGCCAAGGAATGTACCTACCGCTTGAATCTCATCCTGTAAATTTTTATATCCATTGTCTGTGCTACTTGCTCGGATAAGCTCTCCGCCTGCCGCATCCAACGAACCAATTGATTGGTCGTAACCATAAATTGAACTTGCTGTGTATGTGCCCAATGTATGATCTGCAGGAGTACTTAACTGCCTGTAGACATTGTTTTTCATTCCATCGTAATCAGCGTTACCGATTACATCACCAGCGACCACTTGGGTCATTGTGTGTCCACCGGATACTGTTAAAGTGCTTCCACTTGCCATATTAAACTCCTACTAGTTTCTTACTTATATTTATCTATCTAACACCGATAACTGCTTCTACTATGCCTTCACCGCCGTCATTTTTATCTTCTAAACTTCTTCCTACAATAGCCCTTGTGTCATACTCATCTTCCATACTTGCCCATGCAACTCCTGGAACATCACTAGAAACTAAACGTTGTCCTTTCTTAATTTTGCCAATTACTTTAACAGGTACTCTTCCTGCTAATGCTACTGGTAAACCTTCTGCTTCACTGTTCATTAAGTAAGCAGGGTTTGTTGATATAACACCAAACACATCTGTGTCTGCATGTTCTAAAGTCATTGTAATTTCAGCATCGCCACCAATTTTAACTACTGTGCCTGCCTCGTAAGTTGCGTCAGCTGAGTATATCTCCGCCATATCCGCGTACTTAGCCGAACTTGCCACACCAGTAAATGTTGTTGCAAATACTTCTGCGTATTTGAGACTTGCTGAACCTAAGCTAACTGCATTATCTGTTGCTGGTGTAATATTATGTGTATGCGTGTCTGCCGCATCGCTTCTTAAGAAACTTGCACTACTAATACTATCTAATGTATCAGCGTCTACGTTTAAAGCATCGATTACAGACTTAGTTACTTGACTGTCTACATACCCTTTAACTGATTGTTGAGTTGGAATAAGTGTAGCACTATTGCTAGACATATTATCTTCGTCAACGAATGCTGTTGCAGTAATTGTACCATCAGATAATGAACCAAACTTAACAGTAGTTGAACCTGCATCAACACCTGCTGTTGCGAGTAGCTCAGATGTAAATGATTTTGCACCACCTAATGTTTGCGTACCTGTTGTTCTAATAACTGTGTTGTCTACAGCAACTGAACCAACTACTCCGCCGTTGTATGTAAAGTCTGCAATACCATCGCCGTCTGTTAGTGCATTGCTTAACGATGTATTCTGTAAGTTACCTGTACTAGCATCAAAAATAACTGTGCCATCTGTTGCTTTTAAGTCAAATCCTTTAACACCGTTAGTAGTAATATTCTGTGTAGCTGTTACTGATACATTACTTAAATGTGCTGTATCCATCGGGTTAGCTGTAGAACCAATTGTTTCAATTGTGTCTGCTCCAAATCCTATAATACTTCCCGACATGTGAATGTCGTCTACATATAATGTTTTAACAGGCTTTGATGTTGTACCAACTGAAAGTTTTGATTGACCGCCAGCATCAGTAATAGTATGTATAACTTGATCAGCCGCTGATGAACTACCAATTGTAATCGATCCGCCTAAAAATGCATTATTAAATCGTTGTGTTGAAGTACCTAACGAAGCAGTATCTGTATTAGTTGGAATAAGATTTGTACTACCTGTGTGGTAGAAGCCTGCTGATGGAGTTATGGATCCGGAAATTAGTAATGCATTAGCCGAGGTAGCCGAAGTGGCTAAGTCCGCTAATGGTACTGATGTATCACTATATGCTCGTCTTAAATTCATACCTGGCTTAATAACTAAGCCAATACCTAAACCGCCCGAGTCATTAAATTCGCTGGATAAATCTACAGATGCACTGTCGTTATCTCTATAACTCGTTCCTAATGTAGCGTCTGTTACAGTGAACTCTACGTTATCACTAAAGATAGCCATAACAGTTTCAAGTCCTGACGGAGTACCAAAAGCGGTACCACTGTCATTAACATATACTAAGGCTATAACTGCTCTTTTAATACTGTTGTTGTCTGTTAAATATAGTGTTCTTAATCTTGTTCCAAAGTTAGGACCGCCTGACTCTGATTGCCATCTACTTGTTACAGTACCTGGGTATGAAACTTCACGCCATGCTGTACCGTCATATAATTTTTCTTTGTTGTCAACTGTATCGAAGTAAGTTGTGCCGGCGGCTAAGTCTGATGTCGGGGCCGAAGAAGCAATGAGAGGAGTTTGCCTTCTCCATGCCGTGCCATCATATACACGCATAGTGTTGTCAGATGTATTATACCAATGCTGACCTACTAATGCTGTTTTGCCTCTAGCAACTGGATTACTAGTAGAAGCAAAGTTCTCTAGCATCCATAAAGTGTTTTGTACGAAAAATTGACCATAGCCTGATACGTTCCTGCCTACAAGTGCTACACCATACTTAGTGCTTACCTCACCTGTTGCGACGGTAATAGTACTGCCTTCGTCTGTCGTTTTTACTGAATACGTCATTTCTTAAATTCCTCTAATTTAATTGAACTCGAACCGTATAAACGATTTCAATTTCTCTGTTTTTACTTTTTTGTACTGGGTGAAATATAACATGTGTCAGTAATATACTGTCGTCAATATCATCAGCATAAGATAATAATCCTAACTCGTCGAATACATACGATCCATCTTGTGTTGTGCTGGTGTCAAATGCATCAGCATCACTTGGTTCGTTGTACCCCAATGTACAAGTAATTTTTAAGTCAGTGTAACTCGGTCCTGGGATAACTTCGATTTTATCCGTTGTCGTGTTATTACTAACTACTTTTTGGTAAGTCCTTGAGTACAATGTTCCACTGCTCTCATAACTTTCGCTAACTCTTGGAGATTTGTAAATTACTTTACCTGCTGTGTCGACACTGGTTGCTCCGTTGCCAAAGCCCATCCATTGAACATAGTAATTACCTAATTTATCTGTAATTGCCCTAGCAATCATATTCGCCATGTTGCCATAGTGAATAGCATTACGTTTGTTTACTAGTTCTTCGCCAGTTTCTTTATCCTTAATAAGGATATGACCTGACATTTTTAGACCCATTGTATCATCCACAGGACTCTCCGCTTGTTCTTGGTTAATTATCTCTTTATCTTCCATGCTGTTATTTATCACTTTTCTTTAAAAATAGTTTTAATTAAGTACCTTGTATGAATCCTACTATACTATTAACGTCAGTTGAGCCCGATGTATCACTTAAACTTGTAGTAACATAGGAACTATCACTGTCATCTGCTAACCAGTTCAGGTCTTGTGGATCTCTATAACCAGCCAATTTAATATTTTGTGTTTCTTCACCGTTGTATACTTTACTGCTTACTGCAATAATTGGGTTAGCCGTTGTACCTCTAGTACCACGTATAATGCCTAGCAACTTATTACTTATTGAGTCAATGCCTGTATACTCTATTCTTTCTGAGTTAATCCATATAACACCTTTATTACTAGCGGATGCGTTTGGTAAAACATCAGCATCTGCTACTGTAATGGTAGTATCCCACTCATTAACTATTGCTGTAACTGTTGTTAATCCTGATGTCGAACTTCTATAAAAGTCTGTTCTTCCAAATAGATCCATAAACACAGTATGTCTAACTGGTTTAGAACTTGCTGTTCCTATTGCAATATTGCCATGTGAAACGTTACTTGTATAAACATTCATAACTAATGTTTCAAATGGTTGTATAACAATAAGTTCTTCTGGTCTGTCTGGTCCGTATCCTGACTTAGTAAATGTTACTGCATCAAATCCGTATACTGTTTCGTTGTTAACTCTATAGTTTACAGCGCCTTGACTATCGGTATCAAACACACCGTGGAAGTTATTAACTGTTACATCTTTATCCCAAACTTCTTCATCCCATGCAAAGAAGTCAAAGCCTCTTGTATTAGTGTAGAATGTAGTTGGGTGTGTGCCTGGAACAATATCCATAAACACATTAGCATCTAATATCTCGCCGTTAAAGTCTCCGCCAACTGCTGTCTTAACTAAACTTAATGTATAGTTTAGGTTGCCATCGTTAACCATGTTAGTCATAATAGCTTTATTAGTTGTTATAGTTGTATTTGCTCCTGCGCCAGTGCCGTGTGCTGAATCCATAGCATGTACAAATGCTGTTCTAATATGTGTATTGAACTTAAACTCTCTGTCACTTGCTCTCCAATTAACACTAGTGTTGCCCATTGCGGCTTCTGTTGTGCCTTCAATACTTATAATGTTTTTAGCAATACTTTCTTTTAATGTTTCTTTAGCAGGGTTAAAGCCGTGTACTGATTCAAAGTCAAGTACATCACCTACTTGTATTCCACCTAATGTTGGATTGTCTGTGTATGCTTTATTAAACACAATTTTGTTATCTGCAACATTATATGTCCAGTTAGTAACTGCGCCGGCTAGTAACGTACTAGCACTAACGTTTGGTACTACTACGTCATTATGCCTAACTGTTAAACTAGAAACATCACTTGCATCAGTAATGTAAGGTATGAAGTTAAATGGTACTTCAGTTAAGTTACTGGATGCTATTACTCGCTGTGTCTTTGTTGTAAGCGAATTTTGATACAAGTCTGAATTAACTCTATCAATTATAATCTTAGTGTTTATTTTTCTTACTGGAGCATTACTACTTACAAATCCTGCGTATGCTGTATCGCTGTTAAGTATAGTTGCATCAGCTGTAATACTTGCATCTAGTATACGAACAGATGTTGCATCCTCATCAAAGTATGGAGGTCTATCAAAGTCACTAGTTGATCCCTTCAATATTTCTACTGGAGCTTTCTTAATATCTCTATAGTTTCTAATCTTACTACTGTAAGGTTTAACTTCATTGAAGTATTCAACTGCTTTGCTAAAGTTATCAACTTTTAATCCTTTAAATTGGATTAAGTCAGTTTCTTCTTTTTGTACATTTAAGTATGTAGATTTAAACGCCCAACTCAATTCTATTTGTTCGCCTATTGCAAACTTAACCATACTAAAGAATAACTTGTTCCAGTAAAGTTTATGTGTGCCTATGAATACTTTAGTGTACAAGTGATGTAGTATTTGTCTAATCTCTTTTCCGATTTCAAGTTGTTGCTTATCAGTGTATACCTTTTTATTCCACTGTACCGTTTCGTTTTCCATAGCAATCAGTGTAAACTTGTTATCTGTTTTAGTGTATTCGAATAACTTATATTTAGAAGTAGCAGTATCTTGTACTTGTATAATACTCTTGTCTAGTAAGTTTTTTATTAACTTTAATTGCTTTTCAGTTTTAACTCGTCTAAGTGGTCTATAATCTTCGTTATAATAAATTTTAGTATTTTTTACTTTGTTAGTTCGTAGTAACTTAAACCAGTTAGAAGTTATTAAATGAGGAGTTGAAGTTGGTAGCCCAACTCTCCAATCTGTAAATACTGTGTCCATTTGTAGTTCTGAGAATATGTCGTTCATTGTTTCGAACATTTGCTTTCTAGCCGCTAAAATATCCTTAAACATTGTTTGTCTAGGTCTAAACTGTGAACCGTATCTCTCGCCTTCACTAAGTCCTGCAACAGGAACAATTTCGTTTATAGCATTGTATCCTGCTAAACTGTCCATAACCTTAATACTTAGGTTGTGCGGAATAGTTGCATTAGTATTGCCTTCACCTGCTAAAGTCCAGCTGGTGTGCTTCTGCGATAATCCAGATTCTTTTCTTCTAAAGTTTAAACTTACAATAGAGTCTTCAGTTTTAATTAAATCGCCTAACTTATTAATTGTCATTGCTTCCGGAGAAACAAGTGCAAAATAAGGCATTCTGTTTCCTTCAGGATTATCTAACAACTGTTCAAGCTCTTGTGTACTTTTGTTTCTATTGTATTTCATCATAGCATCGTTGGATACTTCACTTATGCCTCTAACCCAATAGTAGTACGAAGTTATTGTTTTGCCTCGTTTGTTTATTGCTTTCTCATCAATGTATGCACCACTGTCTATTGCTGTTCCAGGTCCTGCATATTCTATTGGTGGTACAGTATTTCGTGTCCACTCGTAAATTACAATTTCACTTCCTGGGAATTTAGAACCCCAATCATTGTTTCGTTGCATATTATTGTAAGCAAATTGTCCGTATGTTCCTTTACCTTGCTCGTACCAGTTATATCGTACTTTACTAGTATCCCACCAAGTTTGTCCTACTTGCTCTTCGCCAAACTTAGTATACGCTGGATCATACACAATAGGATCATTCTCTACTTTGTAAGTAATGTCCTTATCTATGAATCCTGGTATAATACCTTTGAATGGATCGTATAAGTTAATATCAAATTCTTTTACAGCCGTATCAGCATCGTAAGTAATTACGTCATCTATGAATGCAATGTCTGTTAATGTTTCTTGCTTTCTTATTACTGTACCGCTTTCTAAATATGCCCAGCCGTTACCACCGTAGTTATCAATCCATACATTGGCATGGTCGGCTAATGTTAATCCTGCTTCAGTGTCATATCTCATGCTCTGTAACAATAATGGTTTAACGTCTTGCCTTGTGAGGTTCGTGTTAGTAAACACAACAGGGCTAGTGCCGTCTACTCCTCTAAGTTCGTATTCATACAAGTTTGCTATTGTACTAGCATTACCTAATCCCATTCCTAAAGTAAAGCCTTGCGTCCATGGAAGGTTACCTTGCCAACCGCCGCCACGTCCTAATAATCCTGCTGTACTGTTAGCGCCTGTTAATGCAGAACCAGTAACGTCTAATTGAGGATCAATGCCAGTGGAGTCGATGTTCTCAAAGTTTGGATAAGTTCCACACACATAGTCACCATCTGTAATGCCTAATAACTGTAGTAGTCCTGGGTTAAGTTCATCACTTAGTCTTATACCACTAATGTTTGGTCCGCCCATAAGTAGTTCGCCGAAACTAGCAAGGTCGCCACCGGTTCCGTCACCGCCGCCACCAGGGCCGCCATTTGCTCCGGTTAATCCTCTGCTACCGTTTCTGCCGTCTCCGTTATTATCTCCATCTGGATTTAAAGGTCGTCCGTCCGGTCCGTATTGTACTTCGTCTGCTCCGAACCAAGGGTTACCATTTTCGTCTAATGGACTCCATAAAGTAATGTCATCTGCTAATTGTCCTAATGGGGAACGCGGAAGAATCATGCCATTTGGCAGTCCTAAATCGTTGAGTGCATTACCGGCTTCGCTACAGCTAGGAATATCTCTTGCTGTTAAGAATACTCTACCGCCTGAACCTGCACCGGGCTTATTCAATGTGCCCAAAGTATCACTGTCAAGTACACCTGTTGTTTTACGTTTAATATCGTACTGTATTGGTACGCCAGCGTCTAAGTCACTTGGGAATATTTTGTATATGCCTCTATCAATAACTTGTATATCTGTTATGCCGCCATAGCCGTCAACGCCTGTAATAACAAACTTAGCAGGTCTCTCAACAGCTGGCTGAGGTTTAAGTCTCGCGGACACTTCCGCATCTCTACCTTGTCCTCTAACGGTAATAGTTGGAGGATTATCTATGCTATAGCCAGAGCCTTCTAGTTTCAAGCCTACTGAAGCTATTCCGCCATTTGAATCGTAAGTGATTGCGTCATAGTCTACTAATGCTCCACCACCTGGTTCGCCACGTTGTCCAATCTTAAACGTTATAGGTGTAGCCATTCCATTTGTAAGGTAGCCACTGCCTGGGTTATTAACTGTGAATGCAAGAATGCCACTAGTACCTTGACTTACTACAGGTGTACCACCCATAAGTCTCATTATGGCTCCGACTTCGTAACCTGTACCTGCTGTAATACAAATACTGCTTTTAACAAGAGCTTGTCTGTTTTGTTCTGCTGTTACAGTATTAGTAGTATATGATGTAACATGTGTAGCAACATCCAACGTACTTGACGTGCCGCTGACAGTATGTCTAGTTGCGCCTGCGCCAGTTGTAGTTGGTGTTAGTGTTGTTTCTTTATTAAAGCATACTTGATTATCTTGCTTAATAGAATAGTCTAACACTTCTTTATATATTCCGCCTGCACAACCATTTCTAATTATCATTGGATCTGATAACTTGTTTCTAATCATTAAGCACTTTTCTTTAGTTGCTGAATCTACAGTAATAAGAACGTTAACTGATGTTGTTTGACTTAGTATCTCTTTCTTAATTGCTGTTAAGTTAGTTGAGCCACTTAGCGATATGCTATCACCGTTAATAAAGAACGAGTCACCGGCGCCAACCATTTTAGTTTGTCCACATATTTTAACTCTAGCTTTAGGCTTACAAATTGGTACATTAACTGTTCCACTTACTGGAGCAACTGTGCCTGATGTTGAATTCTTCTGTAAAGCTGTTAATGAAAGATAGCTAGTACTTGCTGTATTGTTCTGTTTCTGATTAAGACCTACACCAGATACTAAACCAGTTCCGCCAAATATTGCTCCGCTGGTCATATTGCCGTTAACACCGAACTGAGGAACTCCTGATGGTGCTTGGTTAATAGGGTATGTTTTGTATATTGGGAGATTAATAGATCCCATTCCACCATAGCCGCCTGAGCCTCCTAGGTGTATCATGTTCTGTCCTACGTTTAATCTGCTATTAGAATAGCCACCTATAAAGTTATGCGCCATGCCTGCTATGGGTGGGTATAAAGGAAAGCCGTGTATCTGTGTTTGGTTTGCCAATGTTACCAAATTAGTATTCTGATTTCCGTTTGGAGGAGGATTACCAACTCCAACTGATCCCTTACTTGGGTAGCCGGCTCCGTTAACATCGTCTGCTGGATGTTCCATGTAATATTTAAATGCTGTACTTGTCTTCGAATCTTTGTCTAGAGTAATAGTAATATATCTGCCTTTACTAGCATCATATGTAAATGATATTTTGCCATTTTCTTTAACAAAGCCGTTACCATGTTCTGTATAACCTTGATTTATTAACTGACCAGGGCCAACATTATTTTGTTGCCACGGTGTCATTCCAGCTGATATTTGCCATTTAACACCTGACCATGCATGTATATCTACTTTGTCTATAGGACTTAATGTACTTGCAACGCCTGTGCCTGCAATCTTAGATCCAGTCGATCCTGCATGAGTACTTTGGTAAACTGTTAGTCTATCTTTAGCACTATACATATCAAACAATATTCTAACTGGATATGTTTGAGAAGTGTCTTCCGCAAACTTGTACTTAAATGTTTCTGTTTGTCCTCTGCCCTGCGTGTTCATCTCATTTACAAATACAGATGTAACTGGTGGTACCGGAGGTTTTGGTGGTACCGGAGGAGGTGGAGGACACGGATCATCGTGCTGTGTAAGAGATATTAACGGTGTCCAGTCAATTACAGTTGTGCCTGTAGTTGCCACACTTGCACCTGGGCCTGTCTGTCCCTTGCTAATTGTTGATGGTGGAACAATTGTTTGAATCGGTTGTGGCGGTAGTGGGTTGCCAGCTGGATCAGTAAAAGGCCACCCTTTGTTTGGTGGTGGTGTCGGTATCGGATTCGCTATCACCGGAATACTAACGCCTGGAGCAGGTGGATTCGATGGCATCTGAGGATAACCAAGTCCTGTATGTACAAGCTGTTGCTGTAAAGTATTATATGCTACACCTCTGCCTACTGCAGAAGGTATAGGATTTTGTGTTGTTATGTTAGGAATAATATTATTTACTAGAGGTGTTCCACTCACAAATGGAAGCACTGGTAAAGAATGACCTATACTTGAATTTGGTTTACCGGCACCGCCCATGCCTGCGCCGCCTTGTTGGAAATAAGGTGTGCCGCCCTTCGCCGCTGAACCGCCCCTCATCAGTTTATTTACTTGGTTCATTATTCCAGTAATTCCTGTTAAGGACATATACATGGAATCACATTGTACTAATGCTCCCGACTTAATAGCCATCTGTCTATTAATCTCATCTGCATATTCTTGTGAGGTATGCATTGGGAACGCTGTTGCAACTTTGGCTCCATTAACCATAATATCGCCATCATGTTTTGATATTAAGTATGCTTCTGAATCTGCGCCACCTGTTGTTGGCAATGTATCTGTGCCGTGTACTTTATATTCTTTTTCTGAAACATATCTAATTCCGCCTGTTGCGTACGGATGGTCAAACCCAAATCCTTCTAAACGTATAACAGTAGAGCTAGGTACAGATTCAACTTTCCATGCCCAGTTATAATAGTTCGGTTCCATGTCAACAATGTTTATAACTTTGTTTACAATTGTGTCTGTTCCATCTGTGTCTAAAGTATGTGCTTCTTTTAAAGTAACTTCTACCTGGTCTGTCATCATAGTTGCATTGCCAAATGCATTATCCTGGAATGTAAGACTTGCTGTGCCTGTCGCTGTTGCATTTTGAGATAGTACCACTCCTGTTACTGTAACTTCTGCAACTGTTGTGCCTCCAGTAATGCCTGCGCCACTTACTAGCATACCGGATGTTACTACTGCATTCGGTGAAGCGATAGTTGCCGTTGTACTGCCACTAGTTGTACCTACTGAAACTACAACACTTGTAGGCTCTACAAAATCTCCGTACACACTAATTGTAGTTGCTGATTTCCCAACAACTCTGTATACACCTGAATAGTAACCTGCGTTGTTAATTTTAACAACTCCTAAGTTTGCAACTGTTGAAGTGTTCATGTCTGTTGTAAATACTAAACCGTTATTAACTGCTAAACTTAATGCACTTGAACTAACATTTGAACTAAAAGTACTTTCAGTAACTGTGAATGTTGTTATAATAGAATTTGCTGTACTGTAATTATTTGTTCTCTTAGAGAACTGTATAGTCGCACCGTTTGACATTGTAACTGCTGTGTCTACTACCATTGTAACTGCATCAGTTATAGCAGTAACTTTAGTGTTAGCTGGTATCCCAGAGCCACTTACAACATGTCCAACTTGAATAGTGTTATCGCCTGCTGTAATGATTATAGTAGTTGCACTAGATAATGCACCATTAATTGTTGTGGAATAAATTCCTGTATCAGTTGTATCAACTAATGTTGTTGCCATTGTAGACGGACTTACTGTAACATTACTTGCTTTATAAGTATTACCGTTTAAGGCACCTGTACTTGAATCTGTGAACGTTATATACGAGCCTTCTTCAAAGTCGTTCATTGAAGTAGTGCCTGTATAAGTTAAGTTAACTGTGTTGCTAGTACCAACGTTGGCATCTAGAGCAAACGTTTCTGAAGTATTAATATAATAGTTTACTGCTGAAACATTACCACTTACTGTTGGCTCAATTTTTTCTATTAACAATCTTAACGGCTCTTTATATCCAATGCCTGAAATTGTTACAGAATTTTTAACAACTTGATCTTCATTTAAGAAGTATCCAACCGGAGTATTAACTTCCATAATAGTGTTATCAAACATCTTGTCACCATCAGCAAGTTCGATATTTGCATAATAACTATCTAGTGCAATGCCTTCACGTTTTAATGCTATAACATTATCGTAATAGTTTGTAATGTTTGCTTCGTCTGTTAAGTAGTTTGAGTTAGCATAAGCATCTAAACTTATGTCAGTGTACAACATTGTTGTACCTAAATTATCGTTGAATTTAATATAAGCAACATTACTAGTAGCATCAAATCCTGTGGGTTGAACTAACTTGTATGCATTAAAGTCTGAATGCTCACTAACAGCAAAATGTACTACATCATTTTCTTGAGGTATCTTATTAGCTGGACGAGAATCAATATCAAATAATCCTGTAAAATCATTTAAGTTCATTGCTTGGTATGCCACGTTGTACGAGGATATGTAACCTGCGTTTGGTAGTGGGGTATACTTGCTGTCAGTAATACCTGTGAAGTCAACATTTTTAGTAGTGGGCCACAAGTCTTTAGTTTTCATATCTGTTGGTCTATGAATAAATCTTGTGCTATCATCTACGTCAATTAATATAGTCGAGTCCGATAAGTCGTCTGGTGTTATTTCTAATGTTCGTTGTTGTTTTAGTCTTGCCGCTAATGCATCCTCGGCTTTAACTTTAATATTTAATGTGCTACCAGGTAAGTCACCTTGATATGCTTCTGCAAAATCTACTGTTGCTCTTTCAATAATTGTGATAGGAGTATTTTCGTTTAACTCTCCACCCGGTAGTTTAGTTACATCATAAAATGTAATAGTAGAATTATGAGTACCAGCATTATTATCTATTGCAAAACCGTTTGTTCCGTCTGTCTCTAAAGCATCACTTATTAGTGTGCCGTTAATAAGCACTTCTATATGCGGATAGTTACCGTTTATAATTTGTAAGTTGTCTATTGCAATGTTACCTGCTTCCGGAGTTGCTTGACTAGTTACGTTGCCTGACTCAGGAGCAAAAGTAAATGCTAATGATCCAGATGTTGTTCTTTCAGTAGGAACAATAGTTGATCTGCTACCAGAATCGAATTCCCAATTAACAGTATTGTCTTCTTCTACGGCTACTACTGTTGTGCCATTGATATTAACAATAACGTTAGTGTTCGTTGTGGCGTTTGCAGTTTCAAAACTGTATCGCTGTCTAGGTTGGAAACGCTTAGAGCCAGTATTAAGAATAATATCTGCTGAGTTATCTAATTTTAATTTGTTTACAAGGTCATCTTTTTGTGCATCGTTGGCACTACTTACAGTAAAGTCGTTACCTGAAAGTTGTAACTTGTAGTTAGTGGACGCCGCTGTGCCCAGTGTAAGTACTGATGCTGTAACGTTAGCGTTGGTATTAGCGTTGGTGTTAATTGCTTCTGCAACAAGTGTAACATTACTAGACGAACTGAGGTCAATGAACGATGCCGCATTTGCGGAGAAGTTATCTGTTATGCTTATACCAGTTAACACATTAGCACTAAAGGATCCTGAGCTATCTAAGAATGCATTACTAACAGCATACGGCTTACTGAAGTAAGTTGTAATATTTGCAGTAAGTAACTGTGCCGCTACAACTGTTACACTAGGATTAATAGTATAACCATATCCTGGTTCAGTAACTGTAACATCTTTAATAGTACCGTCTGTGTTCAAGTTAACAGTTGCTTCAGCAGTTGTTCCACCTGCGTACATAAATGATCCTGGGATCTCTGCTGGTGGTCCTTCAATTTCTAAAACAGGTACACTATAGAATTTAGTAGTTGCACCTAGTAGTTCCACTTCACTAATTACACTAACAATATCTTCCGGATAAACAATTTGTATTAATTGATTTTCGCTTGTAATTTCTGAATCTTGTATTTTAATATCTAGTCTCTGGTTGTTTTGAACGTCACCAAAATCTCCAGACTTAAGAGCCCACTCGTCGTATACTGCTATACTACCAGGAACTAATACTTTATCACTGTTAAGTAATTTTTCAATACTTGCCTTAGTACCCTTGTCTCTAATCATACCATTGTAGAAATCGAATTGGTTATCGTCTACAAGTTCAAACTCTCTTAGATATTTTCTTTCGGTGTAACCATACTGTCGTCTACTTGCTTCGTATACTTGTCTTTCAACTGGTACATGACCGATCTCATTGTATCTACCCATGTCTTGTGCAAGTGTATCGTAGTTTGGCTTTAAGCCATCTTCAGTAATTAAGAAACCTTCACTCATTAACGAGCCTGTCCAGTTTGCTGTTCTCTTACCTTTAACTTTTAATCTTTTTTGTCTATGCCCAAACACTGTGTCGTAAATTGTATCTCCAAACACAGTCTTATTATTAATAAGCATAGCATGTTCTATACTATTTGTATGGATAATAATTCCAAAAATCTGCGAGTTAGTTGGTGGAGTAACTTCAATAGTACTTCCTTCTCTAACAATTAAACAGTCTGTTGGTAAAATCTTTTTACCAGTTTCGTCTAATATACTAAACTGTCCTTTAAATGATTCTGCAATCTCGCTTATTCTACCTTCAATGGAAGTGAACTTAATTTTTCTTGCCATTGGACTTAGGCTTAATGTATTACCAGTTGCCCACTTACCTAAACTCCAGAATAAAAATTGCTTGCCTGAATATACCCAGTCACTAACATCATTTATTTCGTTGTTGAAGTCGTTAAAGTCGTAGCCTTGTGTTTTCTGCTTTCTTCCTAACTCAGTTAAGAACTCAAATACTTCGCCTATAGTTTTATAAACTGTGCCGTATTCTACACGTTCTGTTACGCCAGTTCCTTCTAAGTAGTAAGTTGCTTCAGCGGCATTAACCATTGGCAATGAGCTGAGCCTTTGATAAAATTCTGTATTAGTTACTGCTGTTGCTTTTGCAACTGCACTTTTTGCCTGGTAGTAGTTGTATCCAGACTTAACAATATCGCCTGCGTTGTATGAGAGTGTAGCCCCGTAATTTGAAAAGTCTGCTGGTTCGCCTCCAACACTTACTTCTGTACGTTGCCCTTCTTTATTAGAAGGCTCAACTTCAAAGAATCTCTTAGTACTGCTGTATCCTGAAAGTTTGTAATACCCGTCTGCTGTAAGCTCAACTATTACACCAGTGTATTGGTTTGTAGTTGTGTAAGGTCCAACGTGAACACTTACTTGAATATCTTCATGTGGAAGAATTAAACTTGAACTATTACCTGTTATGCTGTAGCTATCGCTGAATACTGTCATAGTATCTTTGTCAACAAAGCCAGCAAACTTATGTCCTAGTTTACCGTTAACTGATTTAAACGGAGTAGCAAATTCTGTTTTGGTGTTTATACCATGGAATCGTAAGTACGAATCAATAAATTGTGTATACCCTGTGTTAGTAAGTAATGTTTTATTGTCAGCGGCAGTATTACCGTGTACAATTGCATCTTTAACTTGGTAACGTTTAAATGTTGTTTTGTCAAGTAGTTGTAAAGGGTTTGCTGAACTTCTAATAATTTTTTCTGGCTCTGCAAACACACTAGCAAACTTACCTGGCTTTGTGAGGAATAATGCTTCTGCTATTGCAAAAGGATATTGCTCTGACATCTTCCAAGCATTCTCTACTGGAGCTCCATCGCCAAATTTCCATTCATTAGCAACCTTTGTAACGTCACTAGTGTATGTAGTTGTCTGTGTATTAACTAATGAGTAATTCTCTGTGCCTGCTGTAGCAAATGTGCC